GAGTTTGCACCGTTCGCACGGTACAAAGGGTATTCGTTTCAATAAATTTTTATATATTTGTATATATTTTTACAAATTTATCGTAACTGTTTAGTTACCCATAAGTCGTAAGGTGCAAGGTCAGTTTCCTGATGTTCTGCCAGCCGTCCACGGGGCATAAAACTATGACTATACAGGTAGTAACGGTCATTTTCCATTGGAAATATCAGGGAAATGCTTGTCAGGTCTCCACTGCTGGACAAGTCAATGCCGACATAGCACTGCTTGTATATTTCAGAAATATCCAGAATTGTCCGGTCAGAACCGCAGGCTTGCCATGCTTCCGGATTGATAAACTGGTCGTTGGTATTCTTTACCCACAAATTCAGGGATTTACACAAGAAGTCAGCAAGTTCTGAACCACCCATATCCCGTGCTGTCTGTGCATCCTGTCTGAGAATTTTCAGTCTTTCAGGGTCTGCACAGGTGAACGGACACGCTTTTGCCCAATTCTTTTCGTCCCAGATGTCATCATCATCATCCAGACAGTAAATATCTACAAAGAAATCATCTGCTGCAAACAAGCCCATCAGCACATCACGGGCATACTTATCCATCTCAAAACAGAAAGAATTCAGCCGTTTTCCTCTTGTTGTAATCATGGAAATCAGTGTTTCAGGCAGAGAACGAGTGCCGTTATACATTGCTTTGTAGATGCTGTTGTCTTTCATCTGATGAATTTCGTCCAGACTGGCAAGCAGAGGACGGAAACCATCGTCAATGCCTGATTCACGGCTTAGTGCCTCAATGGTACATTCTGTATTCAGAGCCTGAATCAAAGACTTGTACTCCTTGATTTCAAACATTTCCGCTAAATCAGGGTCAGACTTGATGAATTTCATCATTTCTTCCCATGCAATACGGGACTGCCGTTTCTTTGGAGCAACTGTGAACAGCTTTCCGTGATGATAGCCGGAAAATCCTGCTACATATGTTCCCATGATACCGTTTTCAAGGCTTTTGCCCTGCTGTCTGGAAACTGACTTATATCTTCGGCGGAATCTTCGCTTGTGGTTTGCAGTTTTCATCCAGCCGAATGTGCAGCCAATGTCAAATGCCTGACATTCCAGTAATTTCAGTGGTTTTGGCTTATCGCCTTCTGAAACAGTCAATGTTTCGGCATACTCCAGAACTCTTTCAGCCGCTTCACTGTCCCAGTAATAGGGAAAATCCTCTGTGTTCTGCCGTTTCAGGTCATTCAGATGTCTTTCACAGGCAAGTCTGTGAAACTTTCCGCTGATAACCTTACCGGAGCAGACCTTTTCAGCGTAAGCAGTCACACGGTCGCTCATCAGCCATCAGCAGCTTTCAGAAATCTTGAAAATTTATTCTCTTTGGGAGCTTCCGGAGCTTTCGGAACAACAAGCTTGCATCTGCTGCTGATGGTCAGCCCAAGACTTGATGCTGCTGTGTGTGCCTGTCTGAAATAACGTTCCTGTCGTCTGTCCAGCGTGTCCATCATCTTAGCCCATGATGCCATGTCTTCCAGTTCTCCGGATTTCGGCTTGCATTTCTGTGCAGAACGAATATCTTTGACTGTCTGCTGATATAAGTCTTCGGCAGTGACATAATGAGCAAGTGTTTCCGAGTCCGTTTCTCCCATGATATTCAGTTTGATAAGCTGGTCAGCCAGCTCATGGAATCGCTTCTTCTGCTTGGCAGTCAGATAGGTCGGCGGTCTGATGCCCTCTGTACAGGGCTTGATTTCAGATTCCTGTCGTTCCTTGATTTCCGCTTTTGTCAAATGCTTCTGACCTTTTGTCATAATCAGATTGATTGGTTCTTTCGACTTTCCCACACCGATGCACTCCTATTCTGTAATGGGCAGGCTTACTTTCAATGCTTTGTTGATTTTCCGCATATCCGCAGAATCCAGCGTACAGACATACCGCCCGAACCGTTCGAGTGATACTGTTCTGATTTGCTCCAGCAAGGCACAGGAAGGTCTGCTGAAACCGCTGGTATGTAGCCAGACATGAGTGGGAAGTTCTTTCTTTGTTGTGGAAGAAGTCACCATTGCTACAATCGTAGTTGGCGAATGACAGTTGCCGATATTGTTCTGGAGAACAATCGCTGGACGAATACCTCCCTGTTCCGAGCCGACAACATCACCGCAGTCTACAAAATAGACTTCTCCCCTGCATGGCTTTCGTCTATTACTGTACCAGAGCGACATAGACTTCAACCTCCCAATCATCAGCAGTCATGTCTTCCTGTCCCGGACACCATGCACCAACGGATTTGTGGTTCTCAAACATCTCAATCGCCGAACCATTTTCAGACTCCGTTTTTCTGATATTTCTGCTTGTATCCCAATTCTCTCTGTACAGGTGCATTCCCTGTTCCAAAAGCCCCATAGCCTGCCAGAACTGCATATTTTTTTTCACCTCTCAATTACCCGTTTTTCCCCTGAAAATTTTAATGCGATTGGGGAGTTTTTGCTGTAAAAAAGTTTTCTGTAACCGTTTTCCTCTATGGCAGTCACAGAATCCTGACCGCCCCCCGGTCAAAGGAATTTCCGCATGTCCACTACTCCGGACGGAACACGGTTCAGCTTCTCCGGGTGTCTCATGTTGTGGCAGTGAGTGCAGACGGCCTCCAGATTGTCCCAATCAAGGCGAAGATTCCAGCCTTCTTCGGTCTGAATTGGCTTGATGTGATGGACTTCTACTGCTGTTCCGGTACAGCCGTCGAGATGTGCTTCACACTTCCAGCGGACAGATTCCAGCTTCACTCTGCTGAGATTCTTCCAGTCCCTTGACCGATAGAATTTCAGATACTTCGGATTTCTGCGACTGTTGTATTTCTTTTGCCGAAGGGAGTTGTTGTGCTGGCGTTTCTCCTGTGCGGCCTGTTCCGCTATCGGTCTGCACTCCGGACAGTAGGCCATGCCGTGCGGTATCAGCTTCTTACAGCGTGGACATGGCTTGTAAGTCATGACTTTGATTTCCTTTCGCCTAAGGTCAGACACATAAAATACTTTGATGGACTGTGCATTCCAAATATTTTCTTAAAAAAAGACAGTATTTTCTGCATTTGCTTCATTTTCCTGTTTCAGATTTTTCAATCAGCATGAGAACTAAAGCAGTCAGATTCTCCCTTGCCGGATGGCCGTTGTACTGCTCCATAGCGTCCAGAATCCGAAGCGTGGCAGTTGAAAGCTCATTCAGAATCAGTCCGTCAGCTCCGTACAGTTCGAGGTCGAATTCTTTTTTGCGCTGACTGATATGTAAATTAATCATGATATAGTCTCCTTTAATATACAGAAAAGCACTTTTCTCGCTTTCTCGGTGAAATGGTGAAAAGTGCCTATGTCTGTTATGGCAAGTTATGAAGAAATAGTTGCAGAGGCCGGAATTGAACCGACAATCTCAAGGTTATGAGCCTCGCGGGTTCCCTTTACCCTACTCTGCTGTCAGCCGCCATCCGGCGGCAGTGACTGGAAAACCAAAAGCAATGGAAATACATTGTGTATCAGGAAAACTACAGAATATATCACCTGTTATAAGTATACAGTATTTAATGATTAATGTCAATGAAATTCCGCAAAATGCCGAGTAAAAAACGCCCTGACAACTGTCAGAGCGTTTTTGTTTTGCCAAGCATCAAATAATCCAAAGATACATGGAAAAAAGCGGAGATTTTTATAATCATAATTATGCCAGGTTCTGTACGGCCGCGCTCCCAATCTGAAATGGTGCTGTCCGATACATACAACTGGTTTGCAAGCTGGACTTGTGAAACTCCGTGAATTTGTCTTAAAACCCGGATTCTTTCACCAATATTGTTGCTGTTCACACAATCACCTGCTTTCAGCAGAGCAGTTTTTCCAGTTTATCAAAGCGTGCATCACGCTGTCTGTCGTTGTAAAAAATCTGAAACCATTCTATGATGAACCCATTGACAGGATTTTTCCAGACATAAGCCAACATCGGCTTGCCGCCCTTGTATTTGTAGACTTTGAGCAGACTCTTTATAGGAATCAACTCTTCCTGAATACAGGAGTCAAAATCGAAATCATCAGCGTCCTTGCTGTAATTGTTGACCACTCTGACGAATTTTTTCATACAAATTCCTCCGGCTTTCTGCCTTTTTGAGTATAAGCTGAATTTTTTCCATTGCCTCGGCAAGCGTTGGCCACTCTTCATCATGTGCAGGAGTATCTTCTTCATCAGCTTCCAGTTCAGGCATACAGAGACGGCCTTCGAGCTTGTGAGGGTGCGGAAGAGAGAATGCAACAGGCATTTCTGTCTGGTCTGTAAATTCAGGTATTGGTATCCATGCCAGCACCCTAAGCGGTTCTTTTATGTTCCAGATACCAGCGTCCGGAAGATATTCCAGTATGCGGTACTTGATAACATTGCCAAAACCGTCATCAAACATACTCCACTCATAGCAGGCGACAACACAAAGCTGTCTCTGCTCCGGCATTCTTTCACTGCAAAGAGTCCATTTCATTTTTCTTGCTCCTTATTTACCGCCTGAAAATATTCTGTATATCTTAATTCTACCATGATTCCGGCATTTTGTCAAGGCATTTCTGAAGCGGAAGCACCTGTTCCGGAGTTCTCATCACCTGCCCTGAATCGGGGCAAGTGCGTGAACGGTGAACATTTCGTTCACCGTCTTGCAATGAGTGGAAAAATGCCGCCCCGAATCAGGGCGGCATAAAGTACCTGTATCAAAAAGCTGATGTCCCGTTTTAGTACATCAGCCCAAAATTGTCGGATAATAAACCACCGCCCTGTTTCAGGGCGTTGGTAGTTTTAGAATGGCACATCACTGTCATCATCGCTTGGGTCAACCGGCTCGTTTTCCAGCGGAAACTTTTCATCAATGATTCTCCGCAGCATTTCAAATTCGTGTTTGCTTTCATGCTCTACATGATATTTATCATAGATATGTCCGATTTCCCAGTCAACACGGCGGTATTCCTCAAGATGGTACATTGCAATGCGTCGGCTTGTGTCATTACGAATACGCATGGTGTAGTACATGGATGTATTATAGACCAATTCGGAAAACAGATTTTTGTCTATGATAAATTCATCTTCTTCCGGAATAAACTTCAAAATCATCTTTTACACCTTCTTTCTTGCAAATTTCGGAAAATTCATAATCACACATGGTGCATCTGTACAGATTGATGTCCGGTGTTCCGCAGTCAATGTTCAGCTTTTCCTTGCAATAGGGACACAGGAACATGACATCTTCCTTTGATGTTCTGACACCAATCGGCTTCTTTTCTTCTTTTTTCACGTCAAATGCCTCCTTTCTGATTCTGCATTCAGTCCCGAAAGAAATTTTTTCCAGATTTCCGCTGTTTCCTTGTTTTCCACGTAATCCGGATATTCTTTTACGTCTGCTCTGATGCGTCTGATTGTTCCGTCGCTCAGATACGGCAGAAGCGGACTCAGGCAGAATGTTGTATTTTCAGCATATGTGTCATAGCTCAAAGAATAACGGACAGCAGAGCAAAGCACGAGACCGAAACTGTCGCTTTTCACGTCGACCGCCGGACGGGGCGGCGCAGTTTCCCCGTTCCTCCACTTGTTGACAGCGGCCGTCACATCGCAAAGAAATTCTTTCCAGTGCTGATAATCGTATACATCACCGTAATCTGTGCATTTCTGAATTGCATTTCTTATGTTGTACAGGCTATGGGGCGGAAGATACGGCAGCAAAGGCTTAATTTCGTCTGTTGTCACCTTCACGATGTATGACTGACGGCCTAATGCATAACGGACAGCACAGCACAACACTTCCGCATTTACCGTACTCCATAATCTGAATGCAGGTTTCTTTTCAGGTGTATTCATTTTCGCTTTCCTTTCTGCCCTCCCCTGCCGGAGAGGGACTTGAAATTTTTCTTAAAAATGCCTATTCTGCGTGTGTCAAATCATAAATTTTCTCTGCCATCTCTGATAGGGGAGCAGCCAGGTTGTCAATTTCGGTCTGGTACAGCTCCCGGAGCATGTCATTTGTGGGACTGCTGCCATTTGCCCAGAAGTCATAGGTCT